GTTGCGGTGCTTAACGGTGGTCAAATGGGGGTCAAAACGGGGGTCAAAAAAAGGGCGCGGTGTTACCCGCGCCCGTGTCTCCGTTTTTCTGCCCTCAGATGGATCGTCCGTATTCTGTGGTTGATATAGCCTTCGGTTTCGTTTTCCAGCATCCGTTGCGCCTTGGCTGCGTCCAGCTGCGCCTTGTATGCCTGATAGTCCCCGCAGGTGTCGTGGCAAGCCGTGTGCCGCCGCGGACAATCCTTGCAGGGCGAGGAAATCACGGCTCCTGCCCTCCGTCCTCTTCGGGCGGGTGGGCTTCATCATGCACCACGATGGTGTCACCGCCTTCCCTGGCTGCGTCAATCATCCCCTCGCCGAAGATGTAGGCGATGAGAGACCCGGCGGACATAATGATCGCGCCGATCTGTGCGGCCTGCTGCTCCGTCTGGCCGAAGTAGACGAGCAAGCCCGTCACAAAGCCAACCAGGGCGACCCACAGTTTCCGGCTTGTCAGTTTTCGAATGATGTCTTCGCGTGTCATTTCTCATGGCTCCTTTCAGCGGTCGATCAGATAATCATTGATGCCCTTTTGAGCGTTTTCCAATTCGTCCGTGTTGCCGTTGTGCAAGGCATGGTTCAGCAGAGCCAGCACGCCCCGGTTGATGGCTTTGATGCCGGTATCCGTGCCGTCAGCGCGTTTGGCAAGGCTTTCGATCTGCCGCGTGTGGCTGTCTATCGTGGCCTTGTCGTTACTGAGCTTTTGGTCGATTGCCTGAAAGCGCGGCTCCAGCTTTTCCAGAACCTTTGCGCTGATTTCCTCGGCAAGCTTGTCCTCCGGCTCTTTCTTGCGTCGCTGCGCGTTGCGGAAGACGGTCAGCACCTTGTCACCCAGAACGATCAGGGCACAGATGCCGACCAGCACGGTCAGAAATGTCCATAGCGTGCTGGGGGTAATGCCCTCTATGGGCTGTAGCGTCTGCATTTAGCCCACCCCCAGAGCGTTCACCAGCGCGTCCCTGAGCCATTCCGCGGCGTTGCGCGGAAGGGTCAGTGTAATTGTGTCACCCGCGGCCGGAAGCGTCACAGGGGTCAAATCCGTGGGCGTGGTGACGGGTTGCGCAGAAACAGGCGTTAGGTACTTGTTCATCATGTACCCGCTGCGCCCGTCGTAGTCCACCCGTGACCATTCCAGGTCGTAGTCCGCGCCCTGTATGATGGTTCCGCTCGGCACTTTGCCAAGCGTCGCCGCATTGGTGGACGGCTTTTCGCGCAGTCGCACGGTTTCACCTTCTGGGCAATTGACCATCATTGTCTGCATTGGTTGATCCTCCTTTGTATAGGCTACGGCTTTCAGAAAACCAACCGCGCCCCATTTATTTATCTTTGTGCGGGTAAACCCTGCGCTTGTGCTTTGCGCATTCAGCACATATTTCCCCGTTTCGTCCACCAGGCCGATGTGGTAATAGTCGTTTCTGTCCGGGTTATCCCGGTATTTGTCAGGCAGGTTGTATCCGTCCTGACCGGGGCGATGGAGCTTGAAAGCGGCCATGCCAGGAGCGGCGGCAGAAATGGGCTGCAAGGCTTCGCAATAGTTGCGGGCTATGCTGTTGCTGCCGTGGGCGATGCTCTTGCCGAACTGGCGGAACGCCCAGACAAAAGCACCGGAACAGTCTACGCCCCCGGTCTCGGCTGCGCCCCATTCATAACGCCAATGTTCGCGGTACATGCGCTGGAATAGGGCGATTAAGTCCGCGCATGGTATCAAGCCCATTTCTGCCACCTCCTGTCATGGTGAGCTAAAGTGTTATTTAAGCTCTTACCTCATTCAAAAATGCAGTGACATCCCACCTTGCAAATGTTTGTAATGCAGAAGATGTAGAATTACCTGTAAAAATCAGCTTTCCTGTTTGATTGGTAGACAATTCACCTGCTCTAAAACTGTTAGAAAACCAACTGTTTCTAACGTTTATCATAAATTCAGCACCTACAACATCATAGGCATTTCCATGATATGACACATCAACCTCTGTACTGTCTGTAGTAAATTTGCATCCGATTATTTCAATGACACCACTTGCACCAGTTCCACCACCAATACATTTCCTATATACATCTGTGCTGATATTTGTGTGATATTCCATTATCATATTTTGATACAAATGCTTATATGAACCTTTAAGTGTTGCCGCTTCATCATGCACAACATATCTTGTATCTGTTGCAATTAAGATTCCATCATACATTTCAAAGTTTGTCGGTTTATATTGTGTTCCAAACAGATTGCAATTGAAATCAGAACCAAGCGTATCAAGATCAATTTCAGCTTCTATTGTTGCCCCGTTGAAAAAATACCTACAATTATTTCCAACAGGAATCTCATTCCTTGATAAGCCATAAAGTGTCATCACATTAGGCAACACTGTTCCAAATGTATATGTACTTCTTTCAAATATCACATCGCAATCAGTCAAGTTATAGGCAATAACCATCTTTTCAATGACTGTTTCTTCTGAATCTGTAGCATACACAAATATTTTTTTTCTGATGTATTCACCTTTGATTTTTGGCTTACTTTCATGCGTAGGTGTTGAAATTGGAGAAGGATCGGCTACCACCATAATCGTGTCTGGTGTTTGCCATACTCCACCACTTCCGTTCGCCAAAAGAACACACGCGCGAATATAAGCCATCCCATCTTGATGTGTTATTGATGGAGTTTCCGAATTGACCCCATATCCAGAAATAAGATTTTTATCACTGTCATATGCCGCAATTGTCCTCATGTTGGAAGGCTCAAGCGTGTAAGTTTTGTATAAATAAAGTGTTTCTCCTGTTCTTATCGGCATATAACCAGTTACAAAATACGAAGCATTATCAGAAAGAACGCCTGTAACTCCGTTTAGAAATTTACCTGTTTCACATTCCGATGGTATAACACGGTTGACCATTGAATAATCAAGGTATTCCGTGTCAAAATTTGTGTTTTTGTCAATATCTATTTCTCCGATAAATTCGTCAGTTGCAATATAATACTGTGTTGGTGGTGTGTATGGGATATATGATACAGGTGCCGAATCAGCATTAACAAGCACCATAAAGTTATTGTTTGAAATAGTTTTCGTGACAGTAACTTTAATACTCGCAACACCATTAGGGACAGTATAGGTACTAACAATGACACTGCCATCAGAGGACAATACATTACCATTGCTATCATACGCAACTACTCTCTGCATTGTTTCTGCCAAAATCGCGCCTCCCGAAGAACGATATGATGTAAGCACATCTCCCGTTTCAACAGTACCGATTTCATAATAGCAATAATTGTCATATGAACCACCAGTATAAACTTGTCCGTTGGTATGCAATAGACCACTTTCAACTGCACTCGCATCCCATCTATTTATAGGTTCCTCTGTAACAAGTTCACATTTTTGCATTAGTGACATATCAACTTTGTCATCTAATGCGCTCTTTAAGTCAGCCACATCATTCCCCAGCGCCACAGCCACCGCGTCCGTTCCCGTCCACGTTCCTGCCGGGTGCGCTGCGGTGAACCTGTACAGCTTGCCGCCCTGCCAGACATACGCGCCCGCGCTGTAGGCCGCGGAGGTGCTGAAGGTGGGCGCGACGGCGGCCAGCAGGTTGGTCAGGTCGGCGGGGAAACTGTCCTGCGCGTCCTTGATCTCCTGCACCAGTTCGGCCACGGTGGTGACCGTCGCGGTGGGAATGCGGCCCGTGTCGGTGGCCTGCACCGTGAAGATCGCGTTGAGTACGGTGCAGATGATGCCGCTGCCGCTGATCTTGACATACAGGCCCATCAGGCCGGAGACGACCAGCGCGCCAGCCTCCAGGGGAACGGAGACCATGCTGCCGGTGATGCTGCCCTGGGTTAGGGGGAAGGTGGTGCCGTCCGCGAGAACCGCTGTGGCGCTGACGGTGCCGCCGCCGGAATAGGGAGTGCCGCCATCAAAAAGGGCAACCTTGATGAGGTTGCCGCAGTCATCCCCGGTAAAGACCACGCCCTCGTAGTGGCGGATTTTGACCGGCTCAGTCAGGTCTTGCTTGAATGTAACTTTATCCTGCGCTGCCATTTAATCAGCCTCCGTTTCTTCGGGTGTCGGTTTTACGGTCAGAGCGTCCTTGATAACGGCAAGGTTATTCAATGCCGCTTCAATGGGGTCTGCAATCGTCTTCTTGTAAGCCATCGGGACGGCTATGCTGTTGAGAATGTTGCGCGTGATCTCAATGGCTTCAACCGGAGTATATGTCTGCTGCTCCATTGTTTCATCCTCCGTTTTATATTGACCAAACGCCAAGTTCCGTACTGCCGCAATAAATCATCATATGGGTTGAATCCTGTTTTACGACTTTGAAACCGCCTGTTGTGAATGTGTGGGTATACGTTACGCCATTCACATCAACTTTAACAGGGATGCTTAAAGAACGTGTGCCAGTCCCGTAATTTTGAGTACTGGATGTAAAATTTGTTCTCTTCCAGTTGTTTACTGTGACAGGATCGGAACCGGAATAAGTTGCCGAAACTGTTTTACCGGTATCGAAAACAACAGCACCGCTATCAATAGTGGCGTAAATGGGAATCGTAACCGTTTTGCCTGACCATGACGCTGTGCCCTGTGTCAATGATGTCCATTTGTATTGGTTTTGCGGCGACGCGGCTACAGTAAAAACGCCACTACTCCACGCGCCTGACAAAGTAGTGGCTCGGCTAAAAGTCCCTGCGTCCGTCCATGAAGAATTGTCCCATGACGTATATTGCAATTTATATTGGTTCGCATTGTTTGGGTCTGCAATAATCCGCACGCCGTCAATGGTACCGTTCATCATAGATTCTGTTATACAGGCATCTCCGGTTTCATCTGTGCCGACGTAAAAACCTTGCTGAGCGAATACATTGCTTGTCGCGGATATTTCATAAGCGTCAATTGTGCCGTTGGCCGCAAGCGTGATAGTTGTGATTGTGCCAGCGGATAAATCATCCACGGCCACAAAACCCTTGATTTTCAGCTGTCCGTCATCAATGTACAAACCAGCGTTGCCGGATGTCGTTTCAATGTTTACATGGTCTGCATTGATGATTGCTTCGCTTCCATTGGCGTTTATCGCCAATGCAATTTGCGCAGCTCTGATAGACTTGTTATCCCCTTCGCCCTGTACCACAAGCCCGATACGGTCAGCCTGCACATTGATTTTGGATTGGATATTGTTCACGTTGTCTGTAGCGTAGACAATCACATTGTTCGCGTCAAGGCTCATGCCCGCCTGCCTGATAATCTCATTTGATCGCGTCACCTGTTCCGCGTGCAGGGAGATAATCATATTGTTGGCTTCGATCCCGGCTTGAAACTCGCTCCATTCGGCTTCGGCCTTGGTCTGGCCGCCGGAACGCCCGCCGCCGCGCCTGCCGCTCAAGGTGGAGGACACGCCGCCCGCCGCGTTATAGGCCGTCTGGCGCTGAATGTATACAATGTTAGGAATGTATGCGCCGATGGTGGGCCGGGTGGCGGTAGGGTCAAGCAAGTCCACGGACAGCTTGATAATCTCCAGGCGCAGGTTATCGTGGACGGGCAAAAGCTCCACCTGCACCAGGTCATGCAGACGCACGGGTTCGTCATCGTAGCCCATGCGGTACAGGTCGCGCAACATGCAGTCAATTGTCACGCGGGGTTTATTGGTAGCCTGCAAGGCCTCCCAAGTCTTCAGGATCAGCGTGCCCTGATCGGTGATGTCGCTGTTCTGGTAAAAGCCAAAGCGCGGCTTTCCGTTGCGCCCATAGGCTGCCGTGGCGGTGGTGTCTTCAATATAGCCGAGGGTACTATTTAGGGCCGCGTTTGCGGGCGGGTTGCTCCAGGTCGCGCCCTTAAGGTCTATCTTTGTGCCCTTTTTATCCAGCGGGTCGGTGCCGTGTTCGGGGTCGTTATAGGTGTACGCCGTGCCGCCGTAGCCGTATAGCGCGGTTTTCACGTCCGTGTCGTCCACGGTGACGCCCGCCTCGTCCATGTTCTTGTCGATGCTCAGGCGCATACCCCGCCAGCGGTTGGCACTGTCCGCGGGGATGATGTCAAGATAGCGGCCCGTGATGCCGGTCGTGTTGTAGGTCACGCGGGGCAGGACGTACACGTTCCAGTTTTGCTCAATGCTGCGGATATTCTGCCAGACGGAGCCCAGGCCGATGTCGCCGCTGCTGGTGGCCGTGGCGGTCACGTTGCCCACCTGCCAGCACAGGACGCCGGTCTGGGTCTGGGAGTTCAATGCGGCCTGTACGACTACAGCCGGGGTCACATCGGTCAACGGCTGCTCCGCTGTGTGCACATCGGTCAGTTCGGAAATCACGATATGCTCACAGGTTAACTCCTGGTAGCCGTCCGGCGTGTAGGTCTTCACCTTGCGCACCTCGAAAAACTGGTGCACGCCGTCCTCATCGTCAAAGCTGACGCGCATACCGCGCTCGATGCGCTTATCAGCCACAAAGGGGAAATTACAGGTCAAGGAATACTCGTCCACCTGCCAGGTCGCCTGTTCCGCGTCCGTGCGCACGAACAGGGGTTTGTCATCGTTATTAAAGAAGACGAACTCCCGCACAATGGGGTCACGCATTATAACCACCTCTCCCTCCATCGGACGGTTCCGCTGCCGGTGATCGTGTGCGTTCCGGCTTGCGGTAGGATGAACGTGCTGTCCAGCGTATAGCCGCGCATGATGCTGACACCGCCCACGGCGGCGGTCTGGCGGTTGAGGTCAATGACAAGATCGCCCGTGGGTCTGCCGCTATAGGCCGCGAAGGTCATGCTGTTTTCGCCGTCGCTGTAGGTCACCGCGCCCGCGCCCACGGTGCCCTCGATCTGCATCAGCGGGCCGTCCGGGGCGTCGCCCAGCACATGAAACGCCGTGCCGCAGGCCGCCGTATGCTCGGTGATGCTGGTGAAGTACGGGTTCTCCTGGGTCTCAAACACCAGGCGCAGTCTGCCGTCCCACCAGGTTTTGACGGTGGGGGAGGGGTACTCCCTGCACAGACATTCAAGGTACACGTCCGGGAAGTCGCTCATGGTCAGTTTGTGTATCTTGCCGATGTCCGCCCAGGCCGCAAGCTGCCGAAGCTGCTCCTGCCGATGGGTGCGGTCATTGGTCAGCAGGGCGAAGGTCACTGTCACCGTGCGCGTGCCGCCCGTGGTGCGCACATAGTCCGCGCCGAACCGCACAGGCCGCTGACGGGCCTGCACGGTCAGACGCACGGAGGATACAGCGATGTCATCCACGCGCACGGGGGCAACACTGGCAAGCGGGATGCCGTTAAACGTTATCATTCTGTCAATACACCTCCGCTGCGGTTCATCTGGTTCAATTGGTCGGCCTGGTGCTGGCTGACGCTGTTGCTCAGGGTGCGCCCGTCCAGGGTGGTCACGCTGTGCACGTTGACGGTCAGGCCGTTTCCGCCTCCGGTGCCGAAGTTGGTTAGATTCACGTTGGGTACCGTATAGCTGGCGTTGGAAAGCTCGGTCAGCATGTCAATGATGCTCTGCACCTCGGAGCGCACCTTTTCCTTCCCTTCGCCCAGGGCTTCGACGATGCCGTCCACAGTCCTTGTGGTGTTTTCCTTTGCGCCGATATACTGGTCAAGGTTGGCAACGGCTACCGCCCATGTGTCGGTCAATTCCTGCGCCTTCTCGTCAACCTTCAACTTGTTTTCCGTCAGCGTGCCGGTTAATTCCGTTGTTTTCTGCTGGATGTCCTGAACCTTTTTATTGATCTCGGCCACACGCGGGTCATTGGCTCCGGCTTCGGCCAGGGCTTTTGCGTAGGCTGCGCTTTGGGCGCTTCCGTCGCTGACCATGGCAATGACATCATCCGAATACCCGGCGGCCTTCATCTTGGCAATGTTGTCGTAATAGTCGTTCAGGAATTTAAGCTGCGATTCCAATGCCTCGTTCAGGTTTTGAATGGTCGGAATCGCGTTTTCGGCGTCAGTGAGCAGAACTTTTAGCTTGTTCTTTTCAGATGCTTTGCCGTCAAAATCATTAAGCTGGGTTTTCAGATCGACCACTTTCTTTTTGGCCTGCTCAAATGGGTCAACCATCCGATTGAACCCGCCCAGGGTGCTTTCAAGCGACTTTTTTGTGCTGTTGAACACCTGGTCGGTGTAGTCCTTCAGGGCTTTAGTGGCGTCCTTCATGTTGGTAATGGCTTCGGTGGCCTTTTTGATCTGCTCATCGGTAAAAGCGCTTTCAACGGCTTGCCCAGCGTCCCCAGCTGCGCCTGTCAGATCAACCATGTTGCCATAAACTTGATAAACTGCGTCCGCTTCCTGCTGCAACCCGTCCTTGGCCTTGTCATAGTCTACCTTGTGCCGATTGTATTCATCTTCTGCTTCTATGGCCTTATCCATTAGATTTGTATATTCGGCGACAAGGGCATTATTTTTACCGTCCGCAATAGCCATATCAAACTCGTTAAACTGTACGCCCTGCTCTTCCAATTCTTTACGCGCCTGTTCAACTGCTTGTTTGGCTTGTTCCATATTTACTTTCAGCTTGGGGAGATATGAATACTCGGTAACAAGGGCCTTTTGCTTCTGTGCAATCGCGTCCATCATAATCATTGCGGTCTGAGCGTCTTGCCATTGCTTGACGTATTCTTCAACCGCAACCTTGCCGCCATTGACGCGCCCCGTGTTTACATCAATGACACTTGAAAGGCCTGGGATGGTCTGCACAAGCCGCTTGCAGGTCTCCAGCCATTCGGCCTGTTTGGAATCAATCTCTTCGGTGCTATACCCAAGGGCAAGCAATCCCTGCCGCGCAACTTCAGATTCGCTGCCCATGGCAAGAAATTCCTGGGCCATGCCTTGCAGGAATTCTTCGCTCTTTTCGCCGCCGCCCAGGCCGCCGAGGAAGGTTCCGAAGAGGTCTTGCCACGCTTTGGCGTCATCGGGCTTGAGCTTGCTTGCCGCTTCCTGGATTTTTTCAAGCCAGTCCTTGGTTCCCTGTGCGCTATCGCCGGTCAGGCTGCTCAAAGCTTCGGCGTTTTCGCTCAGGGTGGTTATCAGTGTTTTCCAGGCCTCGGCCTTGTCTTTGTCCGGGCCGTTGCCGGACAGGGCTTCGGCCAGGGATTTGACACCCGCGCCAGCATCCTTGCCGAAGATGTTTTCCAAGCCATCAATGGACGTCAGGGAACCCAGTACCGCCGACCATGTGCCGGGTGCGCTGTTGCTCAGCTTATTCGCGCCCTCCGCAATGGCGCTCAGCGTTTGGCCGGGCGTCCCGGCGTTGGCCAGGGCCGTGACCACCGCGCCCGCGTTTTCGCCAATGGCACTCAGCAGATTGCCCCAAAGGGTGCTATAGTCGCCGCCCAGGTCATCGGCCGCGGCTGCGGCTGCCGCCAGGAATGCGGCGGTCTGTCCGTTGTCGTCCAGGGTCGCGTCCTTTGCGCTTGGCAGTTTGTCCGCCACAGCGCCCAGGAGCGTCTGCCATTGCTCGGGGCTGCCGCCCAGCTCTTTGCTCAAGGCGTCAGCCAGGTCGGACAGAGCGCCGGTTACGTTGCCCTCTTTGGCCTTTTGCAGGGCGCTGTCCAGGCCGCCGATGCTGCCGGACAGGCCGGAAATGAACCCGGTCAGGTCGGTTTCCGGGGCGCTGATCTTGCCAAGGGTGCTGATGAGGATTTCGGCCTGCTCAGCTGTCTTTTCGATCTCTTTGAGCTTTTCTTCCGTCTTCAAATTGATATCGGCGAAGTCATCCAGCACTGTGCGCGGGCGCTCCTGCACCAGGCCGGTCAAGAAGTCGTTGACGGCGGTGGTGGCGTTGGCAAGAATCGGGATGAACGCTTGCCCTAACTTGGTCTGGATCGCCTCAAGGTTGGCGGACAAAAGCCGCTGGGAGTTGGCAAAGCCGTCCGACGTGCGCGCGAAGTCGCCCTGCGCGTCCGCCGTGGCCTGCATGAGGTACTGGTAACGGAGCATCACCATCTCGCCTTGGGACATCTTGTCAAGGGCCTTGGTGATGCCCTTTTCCAGCGCGAAGGCCTGCAAATTGGCCTGTGACATATTGATGCCGAGCTGCTTGAGCGGTTCCGTTTCGCCGGAAATGCCGCTGCGGATCTTTTGGAATGCCGTGTCGAAGTCCAGGTTGTAGAATGACGCCATGTCAGCGGCAAGGCCTGCAAGGCTTTCGGACATCTCCACGATCTCGTTTCCCGCAAGGCCGGATGATTTCATCATGGCCCCCAGAGTGGAGGCAAACTGCTTCGCTTTGGTCTCGGTGAGGCCGAATTGGCTGATCGCCGTTTTGGCCCATGCGTCAATCTGTGATGCACTGTCGCCAAAGGTGACGTCTACCACGTTTTGCACCTCTTCAAGGTCGGAGGCGGCGTTGACGCACTGCATACCAAAGTCAATCATCGCCTTGGCGGCCTGAATGCCCCAGTCCTTCAGGCGGTTAACATCCAGCGCCTTTGCAAAGCTATTGGACATATGCTGCGATGACTGGTCAATGGCCGAATCCCATTTCCGGCTCTCCTGCTCGATCATTTGCCGAGTTTCCTGTAAACCTTGTTTCAGGTCTTTCACATCGGCGGATATCTGGACAATTACCTCGGTATCATTTTTAGCCATGCTGTTTATCACTTCCTCGTTTCGCCAGTGCAAGGAGGCTCTGGGTTGTCGCGTGCAGGCTGGCTTGCAGGCGGCTTTCCTCCTCCTCCGGGGTCATCCGCAGCGCATAGCGGGCCTTGGCCTCCATTAGCCATTGACGCTCTTTCGCATTGTGCTTCGTCGGCTCCGGCATGGGCCGCGCGCGTATGCTGATGACATCCGCGTACCGTGTGCCCTCCGGCAGGTTCGCCAGCAGGGCGGAGAACTCAAACCAGTGCAGTTTGTCGCGCCACAGGTTGATCCCGTAGGCCTGCAAAAACGCGGCGCGGATCAGGTCGGCGTCCTGCGCGTAGTCCGTCAGTTTGGGCGCGTTTGGGCTGCTATGGCCTTTGCTTTCCTCCGGCGGGAAAAGCAGTCCGCGCAGGGCCGCCAGCACGGGCGCGGTGTTGCGCGGCGGGCGCCGCATGACGCACTTGAGCGCCAGGTATTCACGCGAGGCTGGCAAAAGATCGGCGCGTCCTAAAACATCCACAAGGCGCAGCACGTTGCGGAAGTCCAGGTCAACGCGGTAGCGCTTGCCGTCAACGGTCAGCGTTTCCGGCAGGCGTTGAAATAACTTCATCAAGTCGCTTTTGCGCTTTGGCTATCAGTTTGGTCAGCGTGCCGGAGAAATACTGCGCACAAACGGAAATCACGCACGCCGCGTTTCCGTGGTAGAAATCAAGGAGCTTTTGCGCCTGCTCCCGCCCAAACATGGTGGCGGCAAAGTCCAAAGCAAGCTCTTTCTGCTGCTTGGCCGTGGCCTTCTCGCCGTACCTGCGCAAGCGCTCATTCTCCTGCATCAGCGCGGCGGTCAGGCGCATAGCGTCCGCGTCCACGTACAGGGTGAGTTTGTCGAAGCCCTCCTTGATGACCAGTGAACCATGCACGCGCCCCAAAGACATTTCATCCCGCCCGAAAAGGCGCATGATCCAGCGGCGAAGGCGAAGATACAAAAGACGAAATTTTTTCACGGTTTACCCTCCAATTATCGTGAAAAAGCCGGGGACGGTTGCCCATCCCCGGCGTGAGTTACAGTACACGATTGACATAGACCGTATAGACACGCCGTCTGCCGTCCTTCTCCACAATGACGGAAATCATCGCTGGGGTGTCCATGCCATCGAACTGATAGGGAGGTTCCTCCCACACATAGATGGGGGCATAATGGTCTGTGCCCAGATACACATACTGCGCTTCTGTTGTGGCTTCGGGGTCTTCCGCCTGAAAGCTCACCGTGCACATGTTTTCATCCTGTCCCTGTGTCCATGTGGTGTAGTAGACGGTTCGGTTGGGCGTGAATGCGGGTGTCAGCGTCAGAGAGCCCACAGCGAGTGACGATAGCGTCATCACGCTGGGGTAACGGTAGGGATGCCGTTCACCCTGAGTGTGCAGTTGAACGGTTCATTTTCCTCGGTGGTTCCGCCGAAATCGGTGATATCGGTGATGGTGACGTCGGCCACGATGGTCTCCACCAGCGTGTCGTTTGCATTATAGATTTCGACCTTCATAGAAGACTTGCGGTCATCGCCCAGCGCATAGCGCAGACCGGCGATGTAGTCCTGGGCGGCGTCGCCGATGATGCGGCGGCCAGTCACCGCATACTGCGGGGCAATGGCGGTCACTTCGTTGTCAGCGCCGCCATGGCCGCACAGGAAATGATAGGTCTGGGTGGTCTCGTTCACGGTGGGCGCTACGCCCTGGATGCCAGCGCACAGGGGCGCATAAGTCCATGTGTCCTGCGTCTTCGATGTGCCGATGAAGAATTTTTCCTTCCAAACAGGATTGATCTGAGGCATGGTTTAATCTCCTCTCCAGTAAAATTCCACCGTCAGCCCGGAAGCCATGATCCAATCATTGTTATCTTCCCGGCCGATGATGCGGGGTAGGGTCTCGTTTTTAATGTCACTGATCTGCCAACCCTCGCCGGATGGGTACACCCTGCGGCGGGTCAGGCGGGAGTGAATGTTGTTCATGACGTCGGACAGCGTTTTCAGATTCGGGTGCTTCGCGTTGATGGTTACATCCAAAGGCACAAATGTGTTTTTGTCAAAAAACAAATCCTGCACAATGGCCGGGTCGGGTTCGCAGACAAGCCCTTTTCCAGTTGGCAGTGCGCCGCGCGTGCATGGGGGAAAGTCTGCGATGCTGTCCGCGTTAATCAGGCCGATCACGGCCTCCATAACCTCATTGATAACGCTCATCCTTTACCCTCCATCAGCTTTTGCGCCTGCCTGCTCCATTGTTCGCTGTGCTTTTTCTTGGCAACGTGCGCCCATTTATAGGTGGCTTTCTCGTGCACATCCCTGTGCGCGGTTTTGATCTCCCAATACTGGCGGCGGGCGTATGGCGTGCGCCAGATGATTTTTCCTTCATCCAGATTGGACGCGGAGAAGGAAGAAGCAACCAGGCCGCCCTCTGCCCATTTACAATACTCATTGCAATCGTCACGAATCAGCATGGTCAGCTTCGGCGTGATTTCCTCAAAGCGTTTTTCAATCCGTGCCGCCGCCGCGTTAGGATCAAAGCGAATGATTGTACCCATGCGCTCACCGCCTTAATACATGCTGATTTCCCAGTGGTGGAGGCGGTCAGTATCATCGCGCAGGCCGTCGCAGGCCGCCACGGTATACCGCACACCGCGCACGGTGACGTGCATGTCCCCGCCGTTGTCGTGCGCCTGCTGAAGCAGGGCGCGCCAGTCCAGCGCGGGGGAGGAATGCCGCATATCCACAAACAGGATGGACGAAAGCTGCTGGTCGGTGTTGTCCACGGTTTTGATGATCTTCTCCGTGGGCTGCAAATGCACCCGCTTGACGGTGTACGTGTCATAGGTCTGGTTTTGATACATGTCTGTGCCTGTACAGACTTCCACCTCCGCCGTGCTGCGCAGGATGCGCGAGGGGATAGGGCGAAGCATCACCAATACACCCCCAGGAAGGGCATATCGGGCGCGGTGGCTACCTGCGGCCCGATCAGCCCGGTTTGCTCCAGGTACATCATCACCTGCGGGGAAAGATAGTCGGCCATAGACCCCTTCCGCGCCAGTTCGCTGCCGCTCTTGCCGCTGAGGGAAACCTTGCCGACGGTGAAGCCCCTGTCGGTGCCTCCCGCCACACTGTCAAGACCGTTGACGGCAAAGAAGTCCACCTGCGCACAGATGGCCTTTCTGTAAAGCGTCTGCACAAGCTCGGGGTATGTGCCGATATTATCCGCGGTCACCTGCCAGCGCGCTATGCTGCCCACTACATCACTCGCGCGGGCGCACAGCGCCGGGAAGGAGGCCTCGTCGGCCTCCGTTCCCATGTAGACGGTCGAATAGTATTCGTAATCTACAATCGCGCTCATGCGTTACTCCTTACTGTGCGGCGTTGACGATGATGCCGCCAGTACGTCTCGCAAGCACGAAAGCACCGTAGTAATAGCGCTCATAATACAGGTACTTGCCCTTGCTCTGGGCGGTGGGGGCGCTCATCATGGCGGTTTCGTACTTCACGGGAGCGGCCACAGCATCGGGATCAGCCAGAATCATGTTGATCTGCTTCGCGCCGCTGGCGGGCACCCAGCCTTCGGTGAATACATAGGAAGATTTCATCAGGTCGGAGGGCACCTCGCGCACGTTCACGCCGTCCAGGCGGGCCACATTGCGATCCACGCCGCGGAAGCCTTCGGCGGTGTCGATGAACCGAGTCAGGCCAGCCGCTTCTTTCAGCAGCTTATACGTGCCGGGGGTCATGTACGCGGTCACACGGTCACGGTTCACGCGGGCGTTGGTCAGCGCTTCCAGATAGCCGTCCCAGGTGGTCAGGATGTTGGCAGCGGTCAGCTCGGTGGTGTCCGGGGTGACAGCGGCGTACAGTGTAGCCGCAAGATAGGCATCCATTTCCGGGATTTTCTGAAGTTCGTTGAAAGTCCGGGTAATGTTGGCAATCGTGGCAACATCGTTAGTTTCCACAATGTCCATGGGGTCAATCAGGGTAGACCATTCACGATCCATGTCCAGCGTCACAGGCTGCAAGCTGTTGTTCCAGTTGCGGGCGAAAACGCCGTTCATGTTGTCACGGTCAACAGCGGTCGCACCCTTCACTTCAAAGCTGGGAATATACATGGTCTTTCCCATGCCCGGCTTGTAAAGGTTGCTGTTCTCGCTGGCCCAGATGGGAGCGAAATAGGAATAGTAAGGATAGGCATTCGCCACGGCGCGGCTGTACTCGGCCGCATAGTTAACGTTGGTCTGAACAAACGGCATTGTTCATTCTCCTTTCATTGCTTTTTGGGGGCAATTCCCCAGGCCTTCATGAATTGTGCTTCTACGCCTTCATCGCCCTTGGGCATACTGCCCTGGGTGGGCGCACCGAAGTTCGGCTTGGGCTGCGCCTGGTTGAAATACTCTTCGTAATTCTCCCGGATGCCCTTCAGCTGTTCTTCGACGGGCTTTGCGCCCTCTGTGCGGTCTACCATGCCATAGACGGTTTCAAAAAACTTAGGCTTGACGCCCTCGTATTCCTTGGAACCGCGCGCCGTCTGCATAGCTTTGTAAGACGTGAACTCGCCCTGCAAAGCCTTGTATTCGTCGCTCTCCTTGGGGTCAGGGTGCTTGACGCTCTGCTCCCATTCGGCCTTGGCATTGTCCAGCGCTGTCTGCTGTGCCTGTTGCGCGGCGGTCTTCGCAATGTAACCGTCATCCAGTGCGCGCCCGTACAGGCCGAAAACCTGTTCCGTGCGCTGCTCCGGGGTCAAGCCCTCATTGCTCATGATCTCATTCAGCGCTTTTCGGGTGAAAATGTTGCTCATACTCCTCCTTTATACGGCCTGTTAGAGTGATAGGCCGGTGCGTGTTTAACGTCCCGCCGGACGTAATTTGTATGAAAAAACCGCCCGTTCAGGCGGTCTCATCATCGGTGGTCTTTTTGCGCGTGCGCTTATTGCCCGTTTTTTGCCCCACTGCGGGCTTCGCGGCTTCGGATGGGTTCTTGTCCGTCTGGCGCTCGTCGGTCAGCACAGCGCCGCAAATGTGGCACACCAGAGCACCGTGCGCGTTATGATATAATACGGGATGTGTGCAATTCATTGGTTTCCCTCCTCATTGATTTTCTCAAGTTCTTCGGCAAGCCGCTGTAACTCTCCAAACGGGTCAAAGATAATTACGTTTTCATCGTCCATTATTTGATCGCTCCTTCAAATATTCCCCTTATTACTGGATCAAGTTTGTCACCTTCGCCATACCACCACGCGGCAAAACTTTCAGCGACATACTCTTGGTTGTCCGCTACAGCATACCCCGATATACCGCCGCCGTAAGTGTGTCGGCTTTCGGATAATGCGTCATTGTAGCTGATCCGCCCGCCGAACGCTTCCATTATCCGTTTTCTGAACAATTTATCATCTAACGCATGTCCGCATTCATGTACAAAAGTTCCCTCGACAAAATCATAGCTTTGGGATACACACTGACGCTTTGTATTCAGCAGCGCGTCAATATATTCCAATTTCCGGCCAGTTGCGCGGCTTCGCAGCATTTCGCCGCCGTCAAGCACAGTCTGCGTCAATCTGTCGATTTCGGCTTTGTGTTCAGCAAATGCCTTTGCGCTCTTATAGTAGGTCGGGTTAATATACAAGTCGCCGCCAATGCCGCCCCACTTGTAAGCCGCTTCTGATGTACTTCCTTTGAACAGCTTTGAACGCATGTTCATGGGCTGAATGGAACCGAGTGCATCAAGGCCGAATGTTTTGTCAATATCGCCAAGCACACGGTTGCAGGTATTCGCGTATTCAAGATCAATGCCCTTATAAGATACTGTTCCCATTTTGGCCGAAACAAATTTTTTCGCGGCTTCTTCGGCTTCTGTAATCGTGCTTGCCGGGGTGAAATCTGCGTGTTTCTGCATCTGCGGCGGTGTGCTGTCCGTGGCTGCCCTCGTCGGGCTTTGCGGCTGGCTGTTGCTATTCCTGCTATTCGTATACCAATCCTTGATCTTGTCGCGTTCCGTTGTCGGGGACTCTGCCGGATCATAGCTGCCCTTCGGCGGGAATGTTGCATTGACCGGCGTATACTCCCGATCCCTGCGCCGTGCCCTGCCGGTTTCGTCGCAGAACTTGTCAATGTCTTCGCTGGCCTGCTTCACCTTGGCACGCTGGGCCTTGATGGCCTCATCGTCCGCGCCCTGGGCTTTCATCACGGCCAGCTCCCGGCGCTCCTCGCGCAGCTTGCGTTCAAGCGCTCTCTGCTGCTGGCTCTCCGCGTAGGTCTTTTCGTTTTCCTCCGGGTCTTGCGGTTCGCCCTTGATGGTTGACACGCCGGGGATAAAGTTCATCGGATAGTGGCCACAGTTGACGCCAAACAGGCCTCCGCCGTACCGGAAAGACTCTATTTCGCTCTCGCTGTGTACCTGTACCGTGTTGCCGTCCAGGTCTTCTATCGTGCCCGTCCATCCGGAACGGGAGATGACCTTGCCCTGCCACGGATAGCACAGCGGGCGCGCGCCGCGATGGGTGGACACCTGGTAGAAGTCGCACCCGAAGCGCTCACCTTCTTCGTTGATCGCGGAACGCGCAGTATTAAACATGGTGGTGCGGATGTCCATAGCCACATAGGCCTCGGGCGTCCAGCGGTGCCCGCCGTGATCCACAAAGCCCGTCAGGCCGTTGGCTACCATCTTCCGCACAGCGTCGTGCATGGCCTGATTGTACGTGGACACGCCCGTCACGGTCTCGCCCGCCGCAACGTTCAGGATGCTTTGCGTGCGCTGTATGCGCTGCTCTACATCGGCCACGGTGGCGCGGTAGGCCTCCTGTGTGCTTTCCATCATGACGGTATTGACCAGGTTGAGCTTATCGGCACTCTGCTTGTAAAACTGCTCAAACGTGCGCATCTGCGCCGGGTCGATCTCCGGCGGCAAAAGGCTGGGGCCGTTTAGCAAGCCTTGCTCCGCCGCCTTGCGCAGTTTGGGCTCTTCGTTCTTCAGCGCATCCAGGATCGCGGCTTCCAGCGCTTGCCGCAGGGCTTCGTCAGCGCCGCCAAGGCTTTGCACAATGATGTCAACGGTCTCCCGGTTGGCCTGTCCCATCTGTGCCAACATGCGCGTCTGGTATTCAAAGCCCCCGCGCGGTTCTTCGCCGTCCCGGATGTACGGGAAATATCGTGCAAGGTTGACCAAAATGCGGTCAGTGACAGCGCCGTATACCTCGGCCATGGCCCAGGACATTTCATCCAGAAAAGACGGGCGCATGTGCTATCACTCCATCCCGCCGAACAGCTTTGTCACGTCCACGCTGTTGCCGGTGCCTTCGGCCTTGATCTGCTTCAGCTCTGCCGCGGCCTGCTCCGGGGTCAGCCCCATGCCGTACTTCTTATCCGTCATGAATGACAGCTTGCTCAACAGGCCAGCGCCCACCAGCATGACGCCCTCGTTGATATTGGTCTGCCTATCCTGGGTCACGCCGTCATCGAAAGCAATCTGCACATGATAGCCGCCGGAGGCCAGCGCCGCCACCTTTTGCCCGTCAAACTCCATATCATACAGCGCGGCCACGTCCACGATGTTATGCACAAGGTGTTCAATGGCCGGGGCAAGCTGATTCTGGATGGTTTTGATGGTCTTATAGGTTTTGCTGTTCTCGCTGATAACCTCGGTGGCGGTCTTAATGCCCGCGTGCTGGTCAAACGTGAAGGTTCCGGCGGAGAAGCCCAGCTGCAAACACAGGATAGACAGGAAGGCGTTAATGGCCGCGATGTGTTCCTCCACCCGAAGCTCCACGCTGTTGTCCGTGATCTTCAGGTCGGCGGGGTCATCGCTTGCCAGCGCCTCATAGGTTTCATCGCCGGGGTCGAAATAGCGCCGGGTCACGCCGGTTTCAGGGTCGATCACACTGCGCACGGCGCGGGCAGGCACAATGATGCGCTTTTTGCCAAGGCGGAACTCCCGGACGAACGAGTCATAGCAGATATCCAGCGCGTGCAGGGTTTCCAGCGCGTTGCCGTAAACGCTCACGCCAAGGGGGCTGTTATCGTCCAGGTTATTTGCGATGGGTGTGCGCCAGTACGTGAACAGGCTTTCACCAACGGGCACGATGGTCTCCTCATCCAAATAAGGGTACATCTCCGAAAGCGGCACGCGAATGCCAAGGATGTCCTGGCTGTCACCGTTCGTGCCTTTCCGCATCTCGCTGCGGAAAAGCTCATTGCGGATGGCGTAGGTCACGCCGTCCCAGGTGTGCCACTCCAGGCGCGTGTAATACCAACCCTTCTTCGCCACGCGGGAGATAAAGACGCCCTCGTGCACATGGGCGTTGTCCCAACTGATGGGGACAAACTGGTCAGCCATGGCATAGCCGATCTTCAGCTTTTCGGTGCCGTCTACCTCGCGGCCCTCGCTGTCGTGCCCGATCTCCCGCCACACCTTCATGGCGCTGCCGCCCAGGGCGCAGGCCTGTTCGATGCTCTCCTGCATCTTTTCGGCAAAGGCGTTTTCGCAAAGCACCTTTTGCACAAAGGCGTTCAGCGGGTCTGGGTTTTCGTCCGTGCTTTCGCGCCCGTCCATGCTCACGTTGATCTGGCATTCTTCGCCCCACACAAGCCCCGCCAGCTCCGCGCAAACGGCCTTGGCGGTGTTCATGCGGTATACCTGCCGCATGGCGTTTGCATCGCTGATGGTGGGCGCCGGGATCAGATGCCAAGGCTTGTAGAAGCCCCGGTAGATCATTTTCCAGACGAAAATACCGAAGTCATAAAACTGCGCGAAGGACGGCACGCCGCCCAGGTCGAAAATGGTTTTGTATTCCCGGGCGATGCCCGTTGCGCTTGCTGTCCTGTCCATGAGCCTTCGCCCCCAGTCTTTGATCTTTG